ATTCTTCCATAGCTTTACGTACATATTCTTCTGACTTCATATCAGACACAGCAGCTTCAAAGTTTATGCCGGCATCAAAGGCTTCAAGAATTGCTTCTATCATTTCCTTTTCATTCCACATATCTTTAAGTCTGTGAATAGGTAGAATACCCTGTGTATTAACAACAGGTTTACTGTCCACTATTTCAGCCACAGCTTTCTCAATATGTTCTGCATTTACTTTTTCTACAAATGCATTAGATAGTTTAGCTAATGGGACAATCGGGTCATTACTCGCTATAACAACATCGTGTTTAACGTCTTCAGCATTTTGGTGAAATATTCCTCCATAAAGGTATAAATCATTAGATGGTTTACGTGTAGTAGTTACATACACATAACCATTTAGCCTATGGATTTTAACTTTAACTTTCATCTTCTACAAGATTAGGTTTAGATTCAACAATATCGTAGCTCTTAATCAAGCTACCTACATAACCTCGTCTCTTTAACTCTGCCACTAAATCGTCGTCTGGCACAGTATCAAGAGGGTTAATCTTTACTTCAATAGTTCGTGGTGGACTCTTTAATTTAGTAGCACCATTTTTTGCTAACGAAGATGTTCTTGTTATTATTTTCTCAATAAGCTTATCTGTTATCTTATCCTTAGTTAGGATAGACATATAAACTCCATGCCCCACTTTTTGGACTACTTTATTGTCAATCATTGAAGGAACTGTATAGGACGATAGCCCTACCCCTTTAATTATTGAATGCAGCCCTTTGATGGGTTCTTTTAAATCACTAAAATTAGAGAGAGTTAAGGGAATCGAACCCTCCGCTGTACTTGCCCCAGGACAATCAGACCGAACCGTTACTCTCTGCCACCAATTTCATTATCATACATCAAGTAGCTGTTGGTAAATTAGTAAAGCCGTACCCTAAACGCTACACTCTTCTTTGTGATTTAAGCTCTTTCTCAATATCATCAAGTCTATGAAGTATTTTATACACTCCAAAATACCATAACACTTAAAGCCGAGCCCAACACTAAAATACTAATACTTTAACCCCATTAGGCACATCATTATTTACTTTAAGCATAGTATTTTTACCATGATATGTAATCTCTTCTTCAGAAGTATCTAAAGTCATAGTAGGGTAATGGTGACTAATATACCAATGAAGTTTACCTTCTGTACATTCTACAAATTCTGTCTTTGTTAAATAATGAGTACCTTCATGCTTTCTAAGTAAACTAAGCCTGTAAGCATTTATTATATACTTTCTATCTTCCACACAGTCTTTACAGTGAACTCCCCCCATCAATTATTTCCTCCCCAGCTTTTTCATCTTAGAGAAATCTTTTGAGTTAGCACATTCTGGACATGTCATACGTCCTACCCTAACTTTCCAGCCACTATCATAGAAGTGTTGAACAGCGTGCTCTTTTTGCCTAGCATGTCTGGTTTCCTGATTACCACAGTAAAAACATACAGATGTATATTTTGTAGGTTGAAGTACACCATGTATTCGTTCAGGTTTATCTGAGAGTACTTTCTCATGTAAGTCTCTATGCTCTGAAGCTTTTTTCTCACTCATTAAATCTTCATCAACTGGTAACGGGTTAGTAGGTATAGGGAGTATTCCATGTCTTTTAATCATAGCTACAGCATCATCTAAATCTATTCCATGAGTTGTAGGAAGAAGTAAATTACTCTCTACAATCTTATCTATCTCTAAAGCACCAACAGTACCAATAATCGGCTCAATAATTGGCTTAGGTTTTGAACACTCGTCAGTACAAGTGAACGTAAGCACCTGAGTCTTATCATAATGCTTACATCTTTTACATTTATCTTTCATATTCTTCAAACTTTTCGTAAAACCATTCTACACACTCATCAATACGATAACTTTCATAAGAGTCATCGCCGTATTCTACTAAGAAGGGACGTTCTGGGTCACCTGCGTAGATAGTTGAGACTACTTCTAAATCATAATAGATTTGAAGTTCGTTCAGATTCTCTTTGCGGTAATACTTTCTCAAGTCATCACCTGCAAACTCTTGTATACTCCCAATCATATTCTCTACTTGGAATATCTTATCAGGAGTACCATCAGTAAATGATACTATTACATCTACTGTTTGTGCTTGTGCCAACACTGAGGTCAGCACAAACATTAATATTAGTCTAACCTTCATCATTAACAGTTTTAGTATCAGGAAGTCTCGGTGGTACTACTACTAATACAGCCCTAGACTCATCTTTGAACGTATACACTAAGTATACCATACCATGATTAACTTCTGTAATTACCTGAGTTGAATTTTCCTCGCACAACATTAGTTGTGTGTGAGAGTAATCATCAGTTCTATGACGATTAGCGTCTTTATCCAACTCAAATATCTGTGATACTGTGCTGAATATGCCATAAGTCTCTTTATTAAATTTTAGCATTGCTTTTAGTTTTAGGTTTATACATAGCTTGTATGTATATTAGGTTACTTTGTGATAGTACAAATACTCCACCTTGGAGTGCATATCCCATCTTTAAATAATTCTCTACTTTAGCCTCAAAGTCTGCAATTGAGCCTCTTATTAAAACATAATTCATTACACATCTTTTGGATGAGAAAAATGCACTAAGTTCTCAATTTGATGAGCCCATAGCATTATAAGAGTAGTGTCTTGCTCAACTTTCCAAGTATGTGTACTCAGCTTTTCCACATGGAATCCTTTCCTATAGTATATGACTCTACCTCTTGCATTTGGAACAAAACTAAAGCCTATACTTTCCAGAATCTCAGCAGTTATAACTACAGGCTTTATACCGTTAAGCTTTTTGCCGGCAGCACACAACATTTTAAATGTTAGTTTCTGTACTTTATCTCCAACTTGTATTGTATTACCAATACATAAATCTCTTACTTCCATAGTTCATTTATTCGGTTTAAGGTTTTATACTTACGGATTCTCATGCTCCGCACTATCTTCTTACTGTTCTTATGGTACTCCATAGTCTCTTCAATAAGAGATAGAGTAGCATATTCCTTTGATAACTTATAGTTATATCCTCTTGACTCAGTACGAGCTACTATGGATAATAACAATACTAATAGTATTACTTTCATAATAAAATATTAATTCTTACCAGACTACATTGTAGTTTCGTCACCTTTCAGTGTTACTCATCAGTGGTATTAAAAAGGGCTGTCTGGCTGTTCTTAAATTAAGGAGGGACGAATTAAATTAAACAATTTATGTACACCAAACCCACACGAAAAGGTGTACTGTGCCAAACTACAGTGGCAGACAGCCCCTAATAAATTACTCCCTATCCTTGATGTATGTGAGCTATGACTACCAATCGAAGCTTTTCAAGGAAACAACAGGTTACAAACCAGTGCTTTCGGGAGTTGGTATTAATTATTCTTAATCTTTATAGTTTTTAAGTACAAACTTAATCATTTCTTTCAAATCAGTATGGCTGGTATTATATGATATGTAGCCATCATCATCTAAGATAAAGTAGAATGTAAAGTTATCTGAAGGCAATACTTCACCAATCAGCTCACTATGATAATATACTTCGATTGAAGCAATATCATTAGCCTTAACATACTTATCTACAGTCTCATAGCCATAGGTGAACATGTTGAACGACCTGTCCAATTCATGTTCATAACCCATGATGTACTTAGCCCTTAGGTCTACACCTAAACCTATTGAGCTACATGCTGTTGTACCAACTGTTAGTACAAGCATAATTAGAAGAGCACGCATCATGCTGCCCTCCTCTCATTTCTTAATTGCTTAGCCAATAGCAATGCATCATTACGACACATGCCTTGGTCTACGATTACTACATCGGTTGGCTTTAAATTGCCAAGAGCCCATGAAATGATATTGTGCTTATCTACATAAACTGAGTAGTTGCTGTTCTTAACAGCTTCACTACTTGCATAAGGTCTAACCATCGTCTCTAATCTTTAGGTTTTCACTGTGAGGTATACGTGTAGTATACACTCTTTTATAATTCACTCCGTTAATTAATTTACGTCTCATTTGTTTATGATTTTAAGTGTTCGATACTCTCCTTTAATTATATTCAAATCCCTAGCACTCATGAAATTTACATCCCTATGACACCTTGTTACAAGTTTTGAATACTCAATATAAGCTCCAACTAATATAGGTGCTAATATTTTCATACTTTCAAAGTCAAGAGTAGAGTTACCTCTTCTTGCTTTAATAACGTCAGGACTACTAAATCTCTCTAGTGCAGTTCTTGGTAGTTCTAATGGAAGCTGAACTCCCTCTAACTCCACCACTATATAACTTCTATTACAAGGAATAGCTCTCATTGCAACTGCTCTTATTATTTTACTTCTCTCCATTATTTTAAGTTTAAAGAGTTAAAGAGAGTACTTTTTATTACCTCTGTACTCATTAAGAGGTTGATGCTAAAAGAGAGCTCTTTATCTCATTGAGAGGTTAAAAAGCTTTCTCTTTATTAATGTCTATCTGATTCTATAACAGGAATATAATCTCCCATTGGGTTACTCCTGCTCTCTCTTGGATTGGATGTAAAGTTAGAACTTAACCATACTACAAAGAGTATTCCAAACAGTAAGAGAAAGAGTGGAAGAGCTTTCTTAGTTAAGCTGAATACTTTAACTAATACACTCATAACTAACCCTGCTAACGCAGTGAAGATTACTATCATCCAGAACACTTCCATTATCACTCCCACTGTTGGGAATTGTGATAACCATCCTAAGAAGCCTACCAAGAATACTCCTCCACCAACAATTGAGGATATTACTAAACCCTCTTTGAATGTAGAATACTCTTTAAAGTAGATTAATAAGAAGGTTACTACTGTCACTATAAGTGATACTAACATTATTGTCTTCATAATTACTTGTTTAAGTTAGTGCTACTTGCCCATCAAAGGGCTACAGTCAAAGCTGAGTAGCTGTCATACCACAAGTTCTATTTATGTGATACTACATTCACTGCATCGTGAATGATAATACAATACTCTATGCCCAACCCGTGCACAGGATGAAGTAGAGTATTGTAGGCACTGCGTTTACAGACTTGCCACGCCCAACCAACATTTAGTATGTGGAATACTCCCCTCCTTACGTTTCAGGGGTTAACGTCTCACGGTTATCTTATCTTGGAATAGTGAGATATTAGTCTCCAAGATGTACTTGTAATTGCATAACAACAAGATTACACTGTTTAAAATGGGTTGTGTTAGTACCCTCACTACTCTCTGTAGCTGGAACTAATATGACATCGAAGTCCACGCCTAAAGCGATTAGTTTGTAGGAATAAGCAAGCCAAAGCGTACTTAATGGCGATTTAAAAGAGAAACAGCCCGATATTACTCGGACTGCTTATCAGTACTGCTATTCTTCAGTGTGAACGATTGCTTCGTCAACAGGAACCTGCGTTTCCCCAGGTAATGCGTCAACTGGCTCAGCTATCTCCTTTGGAGAGCTGGTTTGTGTAACCGTCTCTACCTCAGAGTCAAAGATAAGTACCTGTGGTAAGAGTGCGATTAACTGCATCTTAGCTGATAAGGCGTTAATCTCTTCCGCCCTACTCATAGCAACGGTTACAGCGTGTCCAAAGCTATCAAGAAACGCTTCGTCACCCTCTACCTCAAAGGTCTCTGGCTCTTCGTTCTTCTTGAACGTGAAGCGTGTGTAGCTCTGCCCTGGCACGCACACTTGAGACTTAGTCCATGTAAGCTCAGCACCTGATAGTAATGTCAAGTGACTAGCTAACAGTTTAGTGCCAACAAGGTTACCTAATGAGCGTAGTATCTCACTTGGGAACAACCAGAACTCAATGCCTGATGCTGTTGTACACTTCACCTTAACTACACCGTTGTTCAAGGTCACTACCTCTGCACTAACGATAGTTGTCTTACGTACGGTATTTAAACCGCTTAGTTTTTGAATATCCATATCTGTATGTTTTAATGGATGAACTGCCAATTAACAGGGGACAGTATAACCTACAGGGACACTCCATAGTTTGACTACGGGGTACCTCAATCCTGCAAGCACCCTCGGGGGTTCCCCTCGGGGATAGTATCACTGCTCTAAATCACGCCTAATTTTAAAATATATCACTGCTCTAAACCATATCTAAATTTCAAAATATACCACTTGCTCTACCCGGGGCTACTCTCTCCTCTCTACCAAACAGAGTATACCATAGGGTTCTTCAAAAAATATCTCCTAAAAATTTTCAGGCTACTCTTTCTCTCTTTGAGTTCTATCAGCAGGTACTCTCTTCTGGTAGTATTCTCTCTTTGGAAGGGTAGGGAAAAAGGGAAAGGAAAGGAAGAGGGGAAAGGGAAGAGGAAGATGCAGATTTTTCTTCTGCTAGTTTATCTTTTAATAGAGAGTATATAGAGAGTATATATAAGCGAAGGGTAAAATATACCTACTACGAAGGGTAAAATTTACCTACTGAAATAAGTTGAGGGTAAAATATACCCTTCGTGGATTTAGAGCTTGAACCCTTTATAAGGAACTTTATTTCCTTTGTAGATGGCATCGAATATCTCAACATTAAATGCTAATCCTATAGCTTTTCTGCCCTCTGGATTTTCTACCCAAGCTATAAATGGTAGTGACTTTATAATATTAACCTTATTCTTAAGTGTTTCGTATCCCATCCCTAAATCTTCAAGGTGTTCATACTTAATGTAAATTTTGTTATGGTTTCTAAATATCTCTACCAATTTATGTAATATAGTAGCAACCCCTAAATCGTTATTACACATTTTTATCAGTACTTCTATCTCTCTTCCATATTTATGTCTTGAAATATTGTACTCTTTAAGACAAGCTTTTAGTCTTCCATCACTCTTTTCTTTCCAGTTAATATTAATTTTCTGCTTTTTATTGCTATCCCAATCTATTGGTAGCTCATTAAATGCCTGCTTAAGTACAGAGCTTCCTCCATACTCTGATAAATCTTCCTTTACTACTCTCAGATGATTCTTTACTGCATATTCCATGCCTTTAAAATTGAAAAGCCACTAACGTGTTCAAGGCCCTCACTCCCGTCCCACATTAATGGCTTTATCTTAAATATCTTGTAGCTTATCTTTCTGTGAGGGGCGGATAAGTTTCTGTAAAAGTACAAAGTTTAAATTATAATTCCTATATTTGTTCTCGCTTAATGCTGTCACATCTAAATAGTCCTATGGAACTTTCTGTAGGGCTATTTCTCTTTAGTGTTACCACGATATGACTTAGAGAAGTCCAATCTGAACGATGCCCAGTTTTTACCCGGCTGCTCTACGAACTTTCTAAACTTGTATGCAGGCTCTGGTGCTATGGCCTTATACTCACTTATGAACAACATCTCTAGAAATCTTATTATCCTTTTCATAGAGCAAAGATACTCAAAATACTTTGTTATTGAAATAATTTGAGTACATTTGTATAAACTTTTGAGTATGGACAGTAGACCCTTTATTAAACTCTATATAGAAAACATCATCTCCTTGACTAGGCTGACCCCAAAGTCGAGGAATGTTTTATTCGGGATAGTACACTATCTTGAAGTTGACAATACCATAGACCTCAGTTCGCACAGACGTAAACTAGTACTGCAAGCTTTGAACATGACAAAACAAACCTTCTCAAATGGGTTAGTAGAGCTGAAGTCTTCAGGTATTCTCACAGAAATAGGGACCAATTATTACGCAGTAGACCCAATGTACTTAACTAGACCGGAATGATTATAAATCTAACACTAAAAACTAAAAGAGAAGCTATAACTACTTACTTAAGTCTGTTATACCGGTTCCATAAGCTGTCAGATAGAGAGTTGGACCTAGCTGTAGAGTTAATCATGGCCTATTTCGACGCTATAGATGTGTACGAAAGTAAGAAGGCTGCTGATAAGCTATATCTGGACACTGATAGTAGAGACACTATTATGAAGAAGCTAGGAGTTAACTCACAAGTGTTCAGAAACTATCTTACTACCTTTAAGAAGAAAGGTGTACTGAAAGAAGATGGTACTCTTAACAAAGTTCTAGTCCCAAATATCGAAGATAATAAACTAAGTATAACTATAGGCATAACGTATGATGTTCAAGAAGGACCTGAAACCAAAGTTCACGAAAAAGGAAGCTAACGGCGATACCACTCTTATGAAGTTTGTAGAGGAAACTGCAGATGAGCTTGGAATTAGTGCCGATTTAGTTTGGAGAGTTTACAGTCATTTCTACTCTTACATACATAGGCTTATAACTAAAGATAATCTTATCCCTTGGAATCACGAGAAGAGAAGAGAACTAGCTAATAATATAAAAGTACCTGCTGCCGGTAGGATACTAAATAAATACGGAAAGACTTATAAACAACTTAAAAAGAAAAAAGATGACAGTAAAAAAGACTAAGACAATTCCAATAGCTAAGGCTTTGGAAATCAGACAACAAAAGAAGAAGAATAAGGAAGTTAAGATTCCTAATGTAAAGATGTTCTTTGACCAGATACTGACTACAGTGCATAGACAAACTATCACTGAGAGTGGATTAATATTACCTGACTCTGCCGGGAACATTAAGACAGTACAGACTATTGTTGCTGCCGGACCTGGAGCTGGAGTTGAAGTTGGTGATATTGTAGAGATAGCTCCTGAAAGATTCAGAATAAAACAGGTATCACCTGCACATGACATAGGCCCTAACAAAAGAGAGGTACAGGTTCCTATAGAAATTATAGACAAAGAGCCCTACCTATTTATGTCTACAAGAGAGTTGAAATGGGTGTACCTAAAAGACGAAGAAAAAGATGAGAAATCTGTTTAGTATAAACGAGAATGGGGAGGTAGAGATACTTCCTCAAGCTTGGCTTTTTGAAAAGTTTCAAGCTATAAGAGATAAATATCAAGAGCCCGGGATTGCAGTAGTCGAACTTGGGCTTGTTTATTTTGCTGCTGATTACAGAAGTAACTTTCTAGCTGAGAAGGAAATTGAAGTAAGGGTAGCTAAGATTAAGAATACTGTATATCTAAACAGGAAGCTTAAGATTGATGATGTAACTTATGCAGCTATAAATTTCTATGCCGAACAGCAAGATACTGTTAAGGTAAAACTTGTGCGTGCAGTAAACTCTTCCGTTAGTAAAGCTGTAGATACAATAGAAGATTTAGAGATAGTAAGCTTACGTGATGTAAAAGAGCTTGCTGAAATTACAGCCAAACTTCCTGACATGCTACAGAGTTTAGAAGCACTAGAAAAGTTTGTGAAAAGAGAAGAGAAATTAGCAGAGGGCATAGTAGGTGCCGGCGAAAAGAGTCTGTACGAAGATGGATAGTACAAGTTAAATATTTTTGTGTAACTTTGTAGCTACAACAAACTTGATATGGAGATAGCTACAACTTTTAAAGAGAGTTCAGAAGGGTTAGGCGAATTACAAGCATTCGTAAATAGTATTCAGCTATTGCAAAATATGCTCAGCCCTGATAGACCTTATGCGAAGGACGTAGCTAAAGATAGTAAAGGAAGAGTCATAGTAAATGTTACCAACCCACACCGATTAGAGAATATGTCATACTTCACCAAAGCAGGTGACATGTTCAAGAAGACAGGAAAATATACAGAAGCCTACCCATCACGAGATATAAATAGTCCATATAGAAAATTCTGGGATGAAGAGAAGAGAAGATGTAAATATGGCTACGTCAGAAAATCCGATGGAGAATGGATTACAGGATACCACTACTACTACATAAATTATTCACCGATTATGAAGTCGGTTATTATAGGGGACAGGACCGACGATGGTTCAGTTCGTGCAGAAAGACTTGAAGGATTCCCGGACATCTGGGATGGAGATTACCTATACTTTCACTACATAGAATCAGCCGAAGCATCAGGAGAATACGGCTCAGTTCTAAAAGCTCGTGGTAAGGGCTACAGTTTCAAAGCAGCTTCTATGCTTATCAGAAACTACCAACTATATGGAAAGAGTAAATCATACGCATTTGCAGGAGATACAGAATACTTAGACACTGACGGTGTGCTTAATAAAGCATGGGACTATCTTGACTTTGCTAATAAGCATGTTGGTTTTGCTAAGAAGCTTAGGATTAAAGACTCTATGATGGAGAAGAAATCTGGATATAAAAAGCCAGGTGACCCAGTAGAGTACGGTATGCTGTCTTCAGTTATCGGCGTTACGATGAAGAATAATCCCGGGAAGAGTAGAGGAAAACGTGGTATGTTAATTATATGGGAGGAAGCAGGTATATTCCCTAACATACTTAAGTCATGGCGTATTGCACAGAAGTCCCTTGAGGATGGTAACCGTGTATTTGGTTTCATGGTAGCGTTTGGTACTGGTGGTGAGAAAGGGGCCAATTTTGAAGGTCTCGAAGCTCTGTTCTATAAACCTAAAGCATACCGTGTACACGCACTTGACAATGTATATGATAAGAATATAAGCAAGCAGTTCTCTGGGTTCTTTGTTCCAGACTACTTGAATAGAGCTGACTGTTATGACAAAGATGGTAACTCAGACGTTATCAAAGCTCTTGAAGAAATCATTAGAGGTAGACTTAAGATTAAGTATAGTGGTGTAGACTCTGAAGACTTAGCTCAGGCTATTGCAGAGGAAGCTATTACTCCTCAGGAAGCTATCATGCGTACTGAAGGAACTATATTCCCTACACAAGAGCTAAAGAATTACTTGGCTGAAGTAGCTCCTGGAACTGATTCATTTGTTGCAAGACACTATATCGGTGACTTGATAATGACCGGAGTAAATGAGGTTGAGTTTAAGCCCGACTTTGCTAAAGTGCCATTAAGAGAATACCCAATACGTAAAGCCGACACTAAAGGTGCTATAGAAATATTTGAAATGCCTAAGCTCGTTAATGGTAGAGCCATGCGTGGTAGGTATATCGGTGGAGTTGACCCTGTTGATGATGAGTTTGGGTCATCTTTATTCTCTGTATTTATACTTGATTTATTCACAGATACTATAGTGGCTGAATGGACCGGAAGATATAGAACAGCTAATCAGAATTTTGAAATAGCACTTAAATTAGCTATCTTCTACAACGCTGAGTTGAACTATGAGAATAAGCTTAAAGGTATGTTCTCTTACTTCGATAGAAAAGGAATGTTACGCTACTTAGCCGATATGCCAGAGATACTTCAGGATATGGACTACGTTTCTATAAAGGAAAGGTATGGTAATAAGAAAAAAGGTACTCCTCCAACTGGACCAATAAATATATGGGGAAGACGGCTTCAAGCTGACTGGATGCTAGAAAGGAATGAGTACTATGAGGATTTAAACTATAAACATATTCGCTCTTTAGGTTATGTTCGTGAAGCTATCTCTTGGAACATACTTGGCAACTTTGATAGAATATCTGCCGGTATTATGCTTTTCATTTTACGTGAAGATAGAAGGAAGAGTATAGAGAGGATGAGAGAGAATCCGGTAGACCAAGAAGAGGACTATAATAATGATGACTTCTTTGAGAATGATGAACTTGTTTTTGAAGACGCTATGACATTTTAATAACAGCTTCCTATATATACTACGTATATATAAGAACTCTAAAATTTTTTAATATGACTTCGTTCAAACAACCTCCACAGAAAAAGCGTTTCACAGCTAAAAATACAGCTTGGCGTAAGGAAAATTTAGATGCTTTTGACAAAGGAATTACATACTACAGCAATGATAGTGTTAGAAGTTCCATAACTGAAAAGTATATAAATTCAGATTTATATGATGGTAAACTGAACATGGCCGATATGATGTCGACTATATCTTCTGCTGGTGTGCTTAATGCATATATACCGAAGAAGATTCAACATCGTCCAATAATGCGACCAAAGATAGAGTTGTTATTAGGGGAAGCTACCAAAGAACCATTTAGTTGGTCCGTAATGGTAACTGACTCAGCAAGTATATCTTCTAAGCAGGAAGAGAAGAAGAAGCTTATAAATGATAAGATAACAAAGCTCTTAAAAGATAAGTCTCTTAATGAGGAAGATTTGGCTAAGAAGTTAAAAGACTTGGACCTTTACTTTAAGTATACGTGGAAGGATGCTAAAGAGGTTAGAGCTACTAAGATACTTAAGTACTTTGAACAGAAGACAAAATTAGAAGGTAAGTTCCATGAGTGTATGCTTGACAAGTTAGTTCTTGGTGAAGAGATGCTTATGTTTGATATTGTAGGTAATACAGTGGAAGCTATTAAACTTGACCCTAAGAAAGTATATACCCTAAACGCAGGAGACTCAAATGATATTGCAGACTCTTCAGCTATAGTCATTGAGGAGTATTGGTCAGTAGGTAAGATTCTGGACCACTTCTATGATGAACTAAAGTCTGGAGAAATAGATGACTTGAATGATGGTGTCAACTCTCTTGGAGAGGAAGATTCCTACAGGTCAGATACCGTTATAAACCTTGGGGCTGACGGTCAACTGTTAGATACTTTAGCATTAGCTTCTACCAATCATCTTGGTGAGCATGCAAGTGGTATGTACATAAATGATAGTGGAGACTATAGGGTACTTAGAGTACTATGGGCTTCACAAAAATTGGTGAAAGTAGTTACTGGTGTAGACTCTCAAACTGGAGAAGAGTATGAGAAAACTATGTCAGAAGAATATACTCCTAACCCATACAAAGGGGAGACTGTAAAGAATGTTTGGGTTAAGGAATGGTGGCAAGGTGCTAAGATAGGCAGTGCACTTTATAAAGGAATAAAGCCTAGACCTGCACAGTTCAACTCTGTAGGTAATATCTCTAAAGGGCATCCTGGAATAGTTGGGAAGTTCAATTCAATATCTGGTGGAAAGACAGTTTCATTCTTGTCTAAGATGAAGCCATTCCAATACTTATATGATATTGTGTGGGACAGATTACTTGATGCTATTAAGAAAGACTTAGGTAACATTGTTGAGATGGATATGGCTAAGAAGCCTGCCGGTTGGAAGACTGAGAAGTGGTTACATTATGTTTACAAAGGTGGTATCATGTTTGTTGATTCATTCAAGGAAGCTGTTAAAGGTTCAGCTACTGGTAAATTGGCCGGGCATTTTAATACTACTGGTAAGACAATATCTACTTCCAATGGTAACTACATACAACAACATGTCAATCTTCTTGAGTACATTAAGAAGGAGATGGGTGATATAGTTGGAGTTACTCCTCAACGTGAAGGAGCTGTAGCTGCAAGTGCTACTGTTGGAACTACTGAACGTAGTGTAATGGCAAGTAATAATAACACAGCTTATGAATTCTACATGCATGAGCAGTTTAAATTAGAGTCACTACAGATATTACTTGAGACAGCTAAAGTTGCTCTTAAAGGAAACAAAGAGTTAATGCAGATTATACTTGATGACTTCTCTATAGCAATGTTTGAAGTTGAGGGAGATGACTTTGTAGATAGTGACTACGCTGTGTTCACTACAACTTCTAAGAAATCTAAAGATGTACAAGCAAGTCTTGAACGTTACTCTCAAGCTTTCATGCAGAATGGTGGAGGTTTCTCTACTGTACTTGATATATTATTCTCTGACAGTGTAGCTGAGAAGAGACGTAAGATTGAAATAGCTGAAGCTGATATGAAGCAAGAGGGACAAGAAGCTGCTAATAACGCTAACAAAGCTGAGCAAGCTAAGGTAGAAGCTGAGCAGAATGATAAGAAAGAAGAAAGAGCTCTTAAGAAGTATGAAATTGATACCGAAGCTGCTACTAAGATTCAAATTGAGACTATGAAGCAAAATGGTGAAGTAGGTAAATTAGCTCAGAACTCCGTAGAAAAGGCTGAAGACATACAGGTACAAAGGGAGAAGATGGCTAGTGATGAATCTATAGCAAGAGAGAACAGAAAACAGAAACCAGTACCGGCAAAATAAATACAGTCTGCAATAATAATACTGACCTGAGAATTCAGGCTCTATTGTAAAATCATACTGTATATAGTATATTTGTAATACAAACCTTATTAAAACACGTAAACAAATGGAAGGATTAGATTTAAGTTCTTTGGAAAAAAGTGTAGTAGAAGCTGCTGCGATTCCGTCTAGTAAACCGGAAGAGCCAGTTACACCGAAAGTTGAAATTCCGATAGAGCCTATTACTCCTAAGCCAGCCGAACCTGTAGTAGAAACTCCTGCTGAACCAGTTGTTATTCCTACTCCAACACCGGAGGATTTAGAAAAAGTGATAGAAGTTATCGACCAAGTTGTAGACCCAAACGCTATAGACCCTTTAGATAAAGGGAAAGAAGGCGAAGAGTCTAATATCTACCCGGCATTAGCAGGGTTCTTGAAAGATAAAGGAATATTTGATGATGGTGCAGAAATTAAGGATGAAGATTCTTTTGTAGCTGCTATCTCTAAAACTATTGAAGACAGTAAGTTCTCTGGACTTAGTGAAAAACAGAAACTGTACTTGGACGCTATTGAGTCTGGTATAGAGGACAAAGTAGCTAAAGGTATCATACAGGATATTGATAGCCTTCAAAAGATTACAGAAACTACGCTTACTGAGAATACAGCTTTAGCAGAAAATTTTATCAAGAATGACTTACTGGTACAAGGTTGGTCAGAAGATAGAATAGCTAAACAGATAGAGCGTTTAAAAGCATCTAATGAAATAGTATCTGAAGGTTTAATCGCTAAGGATAATGTTTTAAAGAGTAATCTTAATGCTATAGAAGATAAGAAACAGGCTGTAGCAGATGCTAATAAAATAGCTAAAGAGAAAGAGGACAAACAGCTTAGTAAGCTTAAGGACTCTATCTTTAAAGAGACAAAAGCTTTAAGTACTGTAACAGCAGATGATAAACTTAAGAATAGAGTTTATGAATCTATGACAGTACCGGTAGCGTATAAAGAGGATGGTTCTCCTCTTAACGCTTTGATGAAGGATAGGGCAGATGACCCTGTTGATTTTGAAAAGAGATTGTATTACGCTTATGTTATAACTGATGGATTCAGAGATACTAAGTTACTACAACGAAGAGCCGATAGTTCTGCTGCAAGGAAATTAAAAGATGCAGTAGCAGGTATGCACATAGGACTAAGTGGAGAAGGTACTCCTATCCATAAAGAAGAACCAAAAGACATGCCGGATATAGTAAGTGTTTAATCGTTTAAAACAATATAAAAATGAGTTCAATACTGGGTAAATTCCAAATGCGTGAAGCTCAAAGCTACGCAGGATTAGTTACAGCTAATCAGCTTGGTTTACTTTTTGGCAATAAGCCACAAGTATTATCAAGTGCTATCAATAAGTTTCTTGCCGGGTCAGGGGTAAATAACTTAGCAACCGTTCTTGAACGTGCTCCTATGGAGACACTTGAGGATGATGAGGATTACACATGGAAATTAAAAGGGCATGATGAGAAGAATGTTCCTTTGATGTATGCGTATACCGGAACTGATGCAGGTCCTATTACCAGTGGTAATCACGGTAAAGGTGGTGAAGATATTTTCCTTGTGTTCCAAGAGAAAGTATTCTCTGATGTGAACGTTATTGTGGGTGAGAAAAATGAAGTATACCAATTTCGTGTGATTGCTCCAGGGGAAGAAAAAGGTGAAGGTGGATGGCATTTTAAATGTCGTTTAATGGGTGCTGCTAAGAATACTGGTGTTCCCGGTGAAGAGTTAGCTAGCGGAAAGCGTTTCTCTAAAGACTTCTCTCCAGTTGAAGATACAATGTCACTTAAGGGTGGTGATGTAACTTTCAATTCTCCAATTGACATGCGTAACGGTTTTACTACTCTACGTATGGAGCATAAAGCTCCTGGTAATATGCTTAACCGTAAGGTTGAAGGTACGTTGGTTGGTACTGATGCTGAAGGTAAAACTAAAGAGTTTACCGTTTGGATGCTACACGCTGAGTGGGCATTTGATATGCAGTGGGCGAGAGAAAAGTCAAGAGCTTACATGTTCGCACGTTCAAACCGTGACGAGAATGGTGAGTACTCTGACTTAGGTAAGTCTGGATTCTACATCAAGCAGGGTGCAGGTATCCGTGAGCAAATGGAAGTTTCTAATGTTATCTTCTCTGATGACATCACAATAGAACTTTTAGAGAGTGTTACTGTTGATATGATTGAGGGTCGTGAAGACACTGAGTCTATCGCAATGTTTATGATTCGCACAGGGCGTAGAGGAGCTTCGGCTATCTCTAAAGCAGCTTCTCAGACTGCTTCTGGATGGTTCAATCTATCTGCACAGAACCCTGCGTTGTACTCAAAAGCTGATTCTGGTTTACATCAGAACTCACTTAAAGGTGGATACCAATTCACTGAATGGTTACTTCCTAATAACGTTGTACTTAAAGTAGAGGTTGACTCTATGTATGATGATAAGGTACGTAACAAGATTCTTCATCCTCAGGGTGGTGTTGCTGAGTCGCGTAGACTTGACATCTTCTATCTAGGTGATGGAGATAACTCAAACATTGTACGTTTAGGTACAAAGATGGGTGATATTCGTGGATACATGTCAGGCTTTAGAAACGCTTGGACTGGTGAGGTAAACAACATGCATCAGGGTACTATGGAAGATTCAGCGACTTACACACGCTACACTTCTTTAGGAGCTGCTTTAATTGACAGCTCTCGTACAGCAACTATTCTACCAACTATGTTGGCATAAATAAAGCTTAAGGGGTCGGTCAAGCTGACCTCTTTCCTTTATAACCAATAAACAAGTAAACAAATGGTAGAAGTAAAAACAGAATCTAAGGCTACAGCTAAAACAGCTAAGTCACCGGTAGCGAAAGCACCATTTTCTTTACCAAACGAAACTGTACAAGTTGAATTTGTAAAGAGACAAAGAGGAAACATCACTAATAAGAAACACGTTCTTTTTGGTGGTATGGGAGAAAATGCTAGAAGGCATTTAGTTCCGAAACGTTCTAAGTCAACTTTTAAGTACATTCAAATCTTAACTAAAGAAGAGCAAGCATTCCTTGAGGATGCAATGTTTTTAGAGTCGGGTGGATTGAATGTGTACAAAGCAGAGAACAACTATTGGGATACTATCTCACTTGATTTAGTCAAGGAAGGTATAAGCTTACACTTAAACAACCCGGTAGAGTTTATCAGATACAAGATTTTATTATCTTATACTGATATGGTTGCTCCCTCTTTAAACGAACTAAAGCTTAACGATAAGGCAACTTATCAATTCGTAGTAGTAAGAAAAGGAGAAAGAGCTAACATCACAGTTGCTAAGTACAATATCAAGAAAGAAGCATATAAGTATGCTACTCAACTTGAGCTTAATATGGATAGTATTAAAGAGTTCTTATACTTAGCAGGTATTAGAGCAGCAGGAGATGCTTCGGTATCTTGGTTGAAAGCTAAGCTTGGTATACTAGTAGAAGAGCAGCCTGATAAAGTAGTCGATATTATGTCTTCTACTGATTATACTACAAGAGCACTATTAGCGAAAGCTGTATTGTCGGGAGTAGTATTAGAAACCTCAGGTAAATACAGTCTTGAAGACGGTGTTCAGTTGTGTGAAGAAGGAGAAGTAGCAAGTTTATCAGTTGCTATTAAGTTCTTAGCTTCTAACAGCAATGCAGATATTAAGAATCTAATTGAAGCAAAATTAGGATAATATGACTAATAAAGAGTTTTCACAAGAGATGGATGTTATTTATGAGAACATCAATAAGGGTGGAGCAGTAGGCTTAGACCCTTATGAGAAATCTGTTATACTTACAACAGCTCAGGAAAAGCTTGTACAGTCACTGGTTGCTACAAGTCCAGAAGCTATACCAACTCTTGTGAGAACTCTTAATGTACCTGTTAGTGTAGCAGTAGTTAATAAGATTGATGAGAGGGCATTTTCTTTTGAACTGCCTGATGGTTACTTAGCTATACTAAACGAAAGGGCAGTACATCATACTAACGCTAATCCTACTTTAGCACAGAAGGTATTCTATTCAATCGTGCCATTAGCACCTATGGAATATACTGCTATACAAGCTAAACCGTATGGCTATCCACCAAGAAGAACAGCTTGGAGATTAGTCAATTCTGGAGAGAACGTTAGTGAAGAAGTTAAAGCAGTTGAGATACTTGGGAGACCGGGTAAGACGCTGAATGAATATAGAGTTACGTATGTAGCTATGCCAAGACCAATAATACTTGAAACTCTTGAAAATGGAGATACTATTAGAGGGCTATCAGCAGAGACTACTACTAACTTGTTAGAGAGTTTGCATCCGGCTATAGTGGAATTTGCAGTTACATTAGCTGAGCAATACTATTACGATAAGTATAATACTAAAGAAGCACCTAAACAGTAAGCTATGGAACTTAGTACGTTAAGTGATATATTCGATATGGGGTTAAACACTCCTGTTACTGGAATAGTTAAAGATGAATATGAAAAGTCTATTCTTCTTACTAGAGCTCAGGACGTTTACTACGATGCTATACTTAAAAACTTTGAAGTTACTAATACTATCTCTGAGAAGATTGATAGGCTATTAAAAGTTGAGGAAGTATTAACTTTCACTGATGATGCTTATGGTGGTAAGGTAGCAGAATTTACTATTTATGCTAGGAAGATTCTAAGAGAAAAAGTTACCTTTACAGATACAGTTCCTACACCTCCTATTTATCAAGGAGAGAGTATGCAAGTAAGAGAAGAGAGGCTATCAGAAATACAAAGTTCTTTGAGTAACCCATTTAGAAAACCAGGAGCTCACTTTATATTAAGGGCAATAGACCAGTCCGACACGTTTAACAAGGTATCATTATATATACCTGAAGATGCAGAAATGGCTAAGTACATAGTTACTTTAGCTTCAGAACCATCACCTATAATCCTAGAGGATTTACCAGATGGTCTAAGTATCAGGAACATAAGTGTCGCTTCTGCTACCTTAAACTTTAAGGACAAAGACATAGAGAAGATAATAGAGATAGCTGTAGGCATGGCATTGAATCAAGTTCCTGCTCCAGCTCCTCAAGAGGAAGAGAAACAATAATAGTAACTTAAATTTCTTATTATGTATTCGCAAAAAAATAGTTTAAAAGTATTCGTAAGTACCTTCGCTGATGTATATACTGTTGATGGAACTAAAGTCGGTGACCTTCCAGAAGGAACTATCGCATTTATATTAGACGAAACAGATGAAGTTTTTTCAACTCCAGATGGAGAACACGGTTATATAGCTTGGAATAAAGGTGGAAATATATTAAAGAGCTCAGAATT